CCGTATCTTTTTAAAACTGAAATCGAAGTTTCCTTTTGGAACGCTACAACTAAAGAATGGGACGTAAAGGCTACGACTGATGCCACTTATCCCTGGCGAGTCACTGACGCTAACCCCACCATTGTTGAGTTCACTAGTACAGCGCCACCCTCGCCTGCTACTCCTGTTGACCCCAACGAATCTTTGGTAGATAACGTCAGGATTAGACGTACCACGAGTATTGATGATATTCGTGCTTTGTTTAGTCCTGGCTCTGCCATTCGTTCAGATGACCTAAACAAGAACTTTGAACAACTTCGTTATGCCATTCAAGAGGCTAACTGCCAAGGTATTAGTGACGAAGTTTATGAATACCTCAGGGATTATTACTGGGATACGTTTGATGAGACTATTTACTCTACTGCTAATGGTGGTACGTGGGTAAGTGATGATCTAAATATTGCTACTACAGCAGCTATTGATGAACGACACTTTATTGAAGTCTCACCTACTGAACCAACAACTAATATACAGGCTGGTAAAGGTTGGTTAGATACTACTCCAGGTAATCAAGTATTTAGAATCTATGATGGATCCAACTTTAGAGTTGTTTCAGTTGGTCAACCCTTTACACCAGCAACGAATACTATTACTCGCTATGTAGACGCTACCAATGGCAGTGATGCAGTTGATAATACTGGTTTTCTCCCTCAGTCTCCACTTAGGTCTATCAGCCGCGCTGTTGAGCTAATCAATACGGCTGGTGCTGATGGAACCCTTGTGCTTGTTGCGCCTGGTGTTTACCAAGAGACTCTACCTATTCAAATCCAACAAGAGAACGTATCCATTGTAGGTACTGCTCTTCGTAGTTGTTTCGTACAGCCTACACAGGCTACCGAGACAAACAATATGTTTGAAGTTAACAGTGGTACACTGCTTGCCAACCTGACCTTTGTTGGGCTTAAAGCAGGTGGTACGGCTGGTGGTAATGCTCTTGATCCTGGTGCTACCTACGGTCTTCCTGCCAATCAAGGTTGGGCAGTTGCCTTCTACAATAATGCCTTTATTAAGAAGAGTCCGTATATTCAGAACTGCACTAATTTTGCAGACTCTAACATAGACAACTCTGTTAAGTATGATCAAACTGATCTTCCTTTAGACGCCCTTGGTGGTGACCAAACATCTGGTCCTACTGGTGGTGGTTTGTTGGTTGATGGTAGCGTTCCTACCTCTAATAGTCCATTGAGGAGCATGGTGGTGGATTCGTTCACCCAGATTCTTCTTAATGGTCCTGGTGTATTGTGTACGAACAATGGTTATGCACAACTTGTTAGCTTCTTTGGTACGTTCTGCCGCTACCACGGTAAGGCGTTGAATGGTGGACAACTTAACTTAAGCAATTGTACCACTGACTTCGGTGATTATGGATTGATTGCTGATGGTAAGAGTCCTACCAATATCTTCACTGCTACTGCTAACGGTACTGCTGCTATTGGAGCTACTACGTTTACCATCTCTGCTACTACACCCGATTCTTCGTGGCATGGTGATCAAACTAATCCACGTCCAGTGGATACCATGCTTGTTCAGATTGGTGGTAATGCCGATGGTACTGGTGGTACGATCTACCCAATCCTTAGTAGTGATGTCAATGGAGCTGGTTATGATGTAATCATTTCTAATCCTGATCCCGCTGATTACAGCACTAACCTTGGTTTAACTGCAGAGCTGACTGATGGAACTACTGTTAGGTTCTTCCTTCGTTCTCTTATTAGCACTGGTGGTCATACGTTTGAACATGTAGGTTCCGGTACGGACTATCGTGCTCTTCCTGATTACGGTGGTGTTGCGGATGATACTAGACAGGTTGTTAACCTAGATAATGGTCGCGTTTGGCAGTCTAGTACTGATCAGAACGGTAAGTTTAAGGTTGGCGATACGTTTGTGGTTGATCAAAAAACAGGAGTTGTAACAATCCCTGCTGCTGCTTCTAGTGGTGTGCAGAAGACTGCTGCAACAGGTTCCGCCATTATTCCGAGGGGTACTACTGGTCAACGGGATGTTTCCCCTGTCAACGGTTACTTCCGTTACAACACGTCCACTAACGAATTTGAAGGGTACGCTGACGGTGCCTGGGGTGCTATTGGTGCCGGTGGTGGTGGTGGTGTTAGTGATGGTGATTACGGTGACATTACCGTTTCAGGTTCTGGTGCTACATGGACTATTGATGATGACACTATTACTGAAGCAAAGCTAGATGTACATGATACTCCAGCTACTGGTGAGGTTTTAGGCTATACCTCTAATGGATTGGAGTGGGTTGCTCAAGGTGGAGGTGGTGTTGATGACCTGACTGATGGTTATCTAAGCACAACCTCTAATAATATTAATTTAAGTCTTGGGCATACTGGTACTCCTAATTTCACAGAAGTGACTCCAGATGGAGTTAGTAATTTAGTAATTAACACATCTGCTACAAGCATTACTGATGGTTCCTATAATACAGCTGTAGGTATTGATGCTGGTGCAAATATTAGTACAGCAGACAATGGTACTTACGTTGGTAACTCTGCTGGTCGCTACATTAATGCAAGCAGAAACACAGCTGTTGGTTTTTACGCTCTTCAAGGAGGTAGTAGTACTGTTACTGATAACACTGGTATTAATAATACCGCTGTTGGTATATTCTCTTTGAACCACCATAAATCCGGCAGTAATAATACAGCAGTTGGCCAGCAGTCACTAGGTGGTTTTGCTGGTTATGCTAATTTTGGTACTGGTAGTAGTAATACAGGCGTTGGTGAATACTCACTTCATGCTATAGCAGATGGTGACAGTAACGTTGCTGTTGGTAGTTACGCCCTTGCGGGAAACTTTGGATCTTCTGGCGGTATTTCTGGAGACAGCAACATTGCGATCGGTAACCGTGCGTTTTTCAGTCCTGGCGGATCAATTACCAGCGGTTCCGACAACATTGCTTTAGGCTATCACTCACTTTACTCTAATAAGAGTGGTAGCACTAACATTGCCATCGGAAAATCGGCACTGTTTACAAATGGTACTGGTATCGAGAACATTGCTATTGGAAAAAACGCTGGTAGTTCATTGACATCTTCCGGTTACTCCATTTATCTTGGCAATGAAGCTTGTAGCAATGGTACTCAAAACTATGGAATATGTATTGGTTGGCAATCTGGATATAACATAACAACCGGAAGCAGCAATGTAATAGTCGGAGGCCAAGCTGGTTATAACAATGTATCCGGTGCATCAGGTTACCACACTCTTGTAGGTTATAGAGCTGGGATGAACAGTGGTAACAGTTACAACACTTGTATTGGTTCTAATTCCGGAAGTTTTGGTAGTAGTGCAGCCAACAACACAGCCATTGGCGCTTCTGCCCTGGATAATGATTGCAGCGGTAGTAACAATACTTGTGTTGGTTATCAGGCGGATCCTAGTTCGACTACTGTTTCCAATGAAATTACTTTAGGTAATTCAAGCATCACAACTCTCCGTTGCAACACTCAGACTATCAGCAGCCTATCTGATGGTCGTGATAAGACAGAAGTAGAGGATCTACCTCTTGGCCTTGACTTTATTGACTCTTTGCGTCCTGTTAAATTTAAATGGGAATCTAGAGAAGGTCTTGATAAAGACGGTACTTACGATGCTGGTTTTATCGCACAAGATCTGCAATCAGCACAAACTAACTCTGATGCTGAATACCTAAACATGGTTCTCACATCTAACCCTGATCGTCTTGAAGCTGCATACGGAAGACTTATTCCTGTACTTGTACAAGCAGTCAAAGATCTCAAAGCTGAAATTGACACACTTAAAGCCAATGCCTGAAGATACAACTGATTACGTTCACCTTTATTCAACCGGACAATTTACAGCCAACATCATAAATGACCATGCTGCTAGAGATTTATCATTAACTGATGAACAGAAAGCACAACAAGGATATGATACTGAAGAGCAAAGAGCTCAACGTAAAGTTTATATGACTAACTCTGTGGCTTATCTTCAAATGATTGTCCAATATGATGGTTGGGCTGCCGACCAAGACCTCACACCTTTTAACGAAGCAATCGTTACTGGTAATAACCTTATTTTTGGACTTACTTAATCATGCTTGTACAAGATATTGCGGGTCTTTACATCCCGTCTCATGACTACGTTGCTCTCACTTACGTTGCTTCTGGTAACGGTGCTGGTGAGATCGAAACAATTACATAC